AATGGTTGGCTTGCAGTAAATAGGGTATTTTTTTTTTAATTTTCTGAGCAAGACCCTAATGCTCATTTACTAAACTCCATACATTCTTAAATTTGATACCCATAAATGAGCATTAGGGTCTTGCTCAGGATCTTTATCAAAAAATACCCTATTTACTGCAAGCCAACCATTAGGTCTAGAAAGCTCAAAACCCCCAATAGTTCCTTCTAGTTTATCTTCAGTAACTTGAAATTGTTTAAAACCAGAAGGATGAGACCAATACATCTCAAAAATACCTAAAGGAGTACCAGTAACATCTCGTGCAACTAAATTAATAGTAAAATCACTAGCTGATACACTTTGATTTAACAATATAATTTTATTTCCTGAATTATCATTTAAAACTTTATTTATAGCAACTACATTGTTAAAATTTCCATCAACATAAACTATAGGATTTTCTACTAAATTATCAAATATTGGATTAAAACTTCCAGTAGGCTTAATTTTATTTGATGCAAAATCATATTCATAAATTGTTTGACATACAACTTGTTTACCTGTATCATAAATAGTAATATTATTTGTAGTATTTAATCCAACATATTTAATAGGAAAAAACCCTTTATGAGCATTAAAAACTCTCTCACCAGCTGAATGACTATGATTTATTGCAAATTTACCAGCTGTAGGGATTCCAGATAAAGTCCAAGATCCATCACCATTATCAGTAGCTCCCCAAAAAATTACTAAATCAGTATGCCCTATTAAAATTACTCCTCCATAATCACCAGCTGCATCAAATCTTTCTGGAAAACCTTCAAAATTATTAACAGTTATAGAAGTAGCTCCAGCATTTACAGAATATTTTAAAGTGCAGTTAATAGGCCCAAACCAGTCATCAGTTGAACTACTATCACTTAACCTAGTCCAAATAAAAAATCCTTCCCGTCTATCCCTATAAAACCAATTATCATCATTAGTAACAGAAACAGTTATATCAAAAATATTATCTCCAGAAGGATTTTTTGAAGCTCTAACAGTATATTCAGGAGCTTCTAAATAATCAAATAATTTATTAGAAACTCGTAATTCAGGAGATGTTTCAGCCCAATTTAAGGGAATCGTAAATTCAGTATTATTTGCTATAACAACAGGTAAAACTCTATAAAAAACTGTGTCTCCTATAGCTATGTCATAATCAACATAAGAATATTCAGTAACTGTTGCAATTTTATGGTAACTTTCAGAATTTCGCTTTTTATATACAAAAAATTTATCAATATGAAATTTTAATTTAGGGTCTTTCCAAGATACTTGTACTGACTGATGTGATAAAACAGATGGAATTAACTTAGCTTTAGTATCTTGAACAATAATATCATCCTTATTTATCTCCCCTAAATCATCTGAAGAAAGAGTAACACCATAAAAATCATCAAATAATTGAGGATTATATTCAATAGCTGAAATTTTGGTAGTTAAATCTTCATTAATCTCAACAGCTGTTACAGTAGCTTTTATATAGAAATTTTCAGAAGAGGGAGCTATAATAAATTTTCCACCTTTTTCAGTTAAGTCAAACGGAAGAGGGTCAGAAGGTGTACCTTGCACTGCATAAACTACAGTATCTGAAGAAACCATAACTTCTATATCATGTAATTCATAGGTTCCATCAGATTTAAACCATAAGCTTTTTGTATATTTAGAAGTATCTACTCCGTCTAAATTATTATATATACCAGCTATTCCGTTGCCTATCCTATAAATAGGTCTTGTAGCAGTACATACAATAGGAGGAGCATCTTTATCATTTAAATTAATAAAATTCTGTTGTATCCCTATAGTATCCCCAACTTCACAGGAAATTCCAGAAGCATTAGCAACTGTAAATTCAAAAACTCTAGTAAGTAATCTTGTTTTTTCAAGTTTTTGTTTAATAGCTCTAATAGCTCTAGGAGTTTCAATAATTCCGGGCAATTCAATAGTAACTTGTTTTTTAGGATCTTTACCCGGAATTAAATAACTAATAGCAGTCTTTTTCCAACCATCATTTTTATTAATATAATTTCCAGTAATTGCTTGTGCTAACTCTCCTTCTCCTAAAAATGATTCTTTAAAACTGCCCTCTAACATATTAGCTGCAGTAAACATTTGAACTGGAATACCGCTAGTATCTTCTTTTTCATAATAAACAGTAATTTTTTGTCCATCAAAAATTGGTGTAGCATTACAAGTTTTTAAGATAACTTTAAGTGCATCCCAAAAACTTAACCTAGAATCTAATAACATATTATTTGTATATCTAGGAACAGAAGGTTTACCTTCTTCAATAGTAATTAATTCATCGCAATAATCTTTTAATTCTAAAAACTTAGATAAATCAAACAATTTTAGAAATTCTTGGTCTTTTGTAGGAGAATTTTCGTATCCCCCTAAACCTGCTCCCCAAAGAGAATTATAAGCTAGATTAATTGCATGAATAGCGGGATTTTCAGAAGGTGCATCAGCTGCCCAAGTAATTGTATTAGAAGTACAGCTAGAAGGAATTTTGTACTCTCCTACTACTTCTACACCAATTTTAGGTAATTGCCCATTTAGAATATGAGTAGCATTTAAAACAACTCCTAAACAGCTTAAGTAAGGGTAATTTAATAATGATCCATAATTATATGATTGAACTTTAGAAACTACACAATCATAAAAATTAGTCCCATCACTATTAGTATTACTTGGATCTGCTGCATGAATAAAAAATTTATACTTATACCCACCAGTTCCACGCATTCTAATTTTTATAGTCCAAGTACCATCCTTTAATTTACCATCACTTAAAAAATTAGATTGAATAGCATTTTCAGATTTTTCAATTATTTTTGTTAAATTAAAGTTGACAAAATGTGATGATTGAAATAATCCGTAAACGCCAAAAATATGCTCTAAAGCATTTTCATCTTCAGAATAAATTTTATCCTCATTATCATCATATAGAGAACCTATATAAGTATTAGACCCATCATTTAAAATATATTCAAAATCAAAAGTAACCCAACGTGGAAATTTGTCTCCATCATGATTACTCATTGCATATAAACCACGAGGAAAAACTACTTGAAGTTCAATTTCATCCACTGAACCTGAAATTGACGTAATAGTAGTAAAATCTCTTAGATGTTGCTCCCATTCAAACCATTTACCCCCAGAAGATACAGGAGTTTTTGAAGCGGAAACAACAGATGTGTCAGTAATAGCTTTATATACTCTAACTCTATCATCAGATACAAAAGATTTATTAAAATTTACTGATGAGTTAACTACAAATTGAAAAAGAGAAGCATCATTTTGATCTTGTGAATAACTACTATAGTACACAATACTTTCAGCTATATCAGGATCAGACTCTTGAGTATATAAAACTAAAAATCCTGTAGCTGGAAGAGAGGGATAATTACCATCCATATCAGGAGTAATTCTTATGCTAATAATACTATCACCTGGATGGTATGAACCTAATAAAGGAGCATCTACATTTAAATAATCGCCTTTTTTATATGAATTAATAGTAGTAGATGACTCAGAAAATGTATGATAAGGAATATCTACCGTAGTATTAGGTCTAACTTCATTAATTAAATCAGGAAATAAATAATCTTTTGTAGTTATTGGAGTAATTGACCCAGGAGGATTATCATATAAAATAGGACTATTTTTTCCTAAAGGATCTTGAGTTCCAGTTCCTAAATTATAAAAGATAGTTTTATCATCATCTGAAAAATACTGGGCATCAATATTATTTATATAACATTTTGAAATACTATTAAGTTTATTCGCAGTTAAACCATAAAGTAAATAAGCAGTATCTCTAATAGAAATTCCAGCTGTATGAACATTATATGATTCAGTATACGCTTCTAGTAAATTTCCATAAATTAAGAATGTTCCAAAAACTACAGGTTTAGGAATCATTTGAAGAGAAGTATTAAATCCACCTGTCCAACTATAAGTTTTAGATTTATCAAATCCTTCACTTGATGTATCAGGAAGATCAGGAGGTAATAAAGAATTAATTAAATATGAGCCTACTAAACTAATTAAGCTAAAAGCTAACATTTGACTTTGTGCTAAAGTAATGCCAGCAATACCTTCAAACATTCCTCCTAAACCACCAGCTAATGGCCCAGCAGTTCCCATAGTAAAGTAAGAAGCTGCGGCAATAACAGCCAAAGATGCAACTAATTTTAAAGTATCTTTTTTACCTAATTCGCCCGCAACTAATAATGTGTCACCATTTTTTAATAAAGTAGTTTCAGGTACTTCTTGTAAATTAACGTAAGCGTACATAGTTTCTTCAGGATATTCAGTCTTTAAAAAATTTTGTAAAGACATTGTACCCTCTAAAACTACGTCACGTTGATTTAATCCAAAATCACGTGCAAAAGGATCAGTAATTTCAACTACTTTGATAGAGTATGCCATCTATATACCTTATATAACATTCCTAAAAACAAATTCTTTTTAAATTTACCTAATATAACTCCAGTATCTTGAGTTGTATGAATAAAAAATTCTTTATTAACAACCATTCCTATATGAGTTTTTAAACGCTTAGATGTTCTAAATAATAATACATCTAAAAATTTTTTCTCATTATAAGGAACTTCTACCCAATTACTTAAATCATTAATAATTTCTTTGTTAATTCTTTTAAAACTAGTATTAACAAATTTTTTAGGCAAATTAATATTGTTTTCTTTATAAATAAAATAAATTAACGAATAACAGTCAAAACTAATTCCATCATAAGAATTTTCTTTATAAGGAGCACCGATATATTTACCTATAGATATAAGTTCCTTTTCCAATATTAGGTTCTCCTCCAAAAGGAATCTTAAAAATATTTTCTCCATGAGACTTTCTATAATTAAAATGTCTCTTACAATCATCTAAAGTATGGTCACAATAATCTAAGCTATTATCACTATAAGAATAGCCTCTCATCCAACAATATGGACCTTTATATTCAAAATCACAAGCATCTTTTTTATACAGTCTAGCGGGAATACCTACACGTAAATAATTAGGAACAGATAATTCAAAATTTATGTGTGTATTATCTATTACAGTATTAACAATTTTAAAATTAAACTTTAAAGGCCAAGCCTCTCTAGTAATTGTTGGATCTGTAAAATTTCCATCATAATATACATAATAAATAGTTAAAAGAGTTCCTAAATATCCGTCATTATCTTCAATATCTTTTACTAAATCAAAAGAGGTAAAAATATTTAAACTAATAGAAGGTAACTCTCCCGAAGAAGTGCTTGGGATAGCTGAAATATTAAAATTAGCTGCTTCATATGTTGTACTATCCCAAGTAATATTCTCAAGATTTCTTACATAATGTTGAGTAGGAGATGAGTGTAAATCAATAAAAATTAACCAAGGAATATTACTAGTTAATTTTTTAATATCAGCTTTTATTACATCACTACCAAAATTACGCATAATTTCCATCTCCTACAATTAAATCAAGAGAAGCATTCCAAAAACCTCCTGCAATAGCCTCAAATTTAATTGGAGAGTTAAATTTACAGTCAATAGAATAATTACTTTGAATATTATAAACCCAACTAAACCAGGTATATGTTCCTACAATAGTTTCTAAATCAACTAAAGTATCTCTATCTTCTCTAGAAATTGCTCTAAAATTCATAATAATAGATCTAAGTGGTAGAGTAAATCTAGGACGCCCAACTAAAGAACCATCTTCAGTTTTACCTGTTATATCTGTATTTATTACATGCTCAGGTCTAGGAGTTAAAGGGCAATCATTTATTATATATTCAGTTGAATTATATATAAATTTAGTTTGTAAATCCATTATCTACTCCCTAATGCAGCTCTTAAAGGCCCGCCTCTTTTAATATCAGATAAAACAGTATCAATAATATATTGTTTACCATCAAATCTAGGCTGTGAAACAGTAGCAGTAACTTCATTAGATGTTTTATTAATTACATTTACTGTAACATTCATTGGTTGATTAACTTGATTTTTTGGAATAACCTTTTCACCTTTTTGTAAGATAGCTGGAAACTCATCAGGAGCTAATCCATCATGTAATCTGGGTGCTACAGCTAATAAAGAAGCAGGAAATTTACGTCCAGGTGAAGACGATTGACCAATGATACCTCCGGTGTGTTTAGTCTCAAAAGTTACACCTTTTTCAGGATTTATAAAAGGTTTTAAAGCTTTTTGACCAAGACCTACTAAAATATTTAAAAATGCTTTAGTTGCTTTTTCTGAAATTAATCTTTCTAAAGATTGCCTAATATTATTCGCCATATTTTTAAAAGCATCAGAAACACTTTCAGTTTTTTGAATAATATTAGTTAATCCATCAGACATAGAAGATTCAAAAGTTTTAGTAGAAGTATTTAAAAATTCTTGAGCAACTAAAGATTTATTCATAGCATCAGCATATTTATTACCCAGATCTTCAACAGCTTTTTGTATACCTTGAAATACAGTAGCATAATCAGTATCTTGTTGAAGTCTACGTAATTTTTCTTCAGCATCCATAATACGCTGAATATTTTGCATACGTTCAACTTCATTAATACTACTATTATTTCTAGCAGTTAAATATTCAATTTCTTCTTTTAATTTTTGAATATTTAACTGTCTAGCTTTAACTTCATTATGTTGAGCTTTTGCTGATTTAATTAAAGTGTCTAAAGTAGCTTTACGTATTTGCCAATCTTCTTTATTATATTTAAATTGAAGTTGTTTTTTACTTATCTCAAGACGTGCTTTTTCTTTTTCAAGAATTTTTATTTGTAAGTCTAATTCCTCATTATCATATTTATTCGTAGTTTTCTTGGCTTTAAGAGTCTCGATTTGTTGTTTAGTAAGTTCAATTGCATTATCTAAACTTGCTTTATCTAGCTCTCTTGCTTTATGCGAATCATATTTAATCTTAGCTAAATCACGTTCTAATTTTAAGCTACGTCCTTGTAATTTAATAATTTTCTCTAAACGTTTTGATCTTTCTACATCTAAATCTTTTAAAGCTGTAGGAGCTTCGGTACTAGCAATTTTATTACGCTTAGCATATAATCTAGCTAATTCTTCAGAAACATCAACATTCGTTTCTTTATGCTGTTTTTTTAAAGAAGCTATTTCAGCATCAATCTCTTTAAGTTTTTGAGATCTAATTTCAACAAAAGTTTCTCTAATTAATTTTTTCGCATCCTTAATCGAGTAACCTTTTTTAGCTTCTTTTAAAGCTTTTTTAATAGCTTTATCAAGTTTCTTATCTAATTTAGTAAAGTCAATTTTTAACTTATTCTCATCAGGTTCTATAAAGATATGTTGTAAAAGTAAATTAAATTGGTCTTGAGCTTTTTTGTATTCAGGACTATCTTTTGCAACTTCTAATGATTTTAAAATTCTTTTTAATGGTTCTACAACTAAAGCATAAGCTTGTTTACTTAATCCTGTAGTACCTGATAAATAAGTAGCATTTGCAGTAATAGCTTTTGTAAAGTCACTAAAAGCTCTCGCAATAGAGGCTTTTTCTTTATCTAAGTCATCCTTTAACCTGCTAGATAAACCTTTAATAGCTGGAAAACCTAAAAGAGCTAAAAATTTATTAAATTCTTCTTCGCTATCAAAAGTACCGTTCTCAACTCTAGTTTGTTTAATTTGATCTAAAGATAAGCCTTTTTGTAAATCTAATAAAATTAATTGAGCTTTATGTCGAAAAGCCCATCCAATTTTTTTAGTATCTAACTTATTTTTAAGAATTTCAGCAAATAAATTTTCAGCATTTTTGCCTGAAGCATAATCTGAAAATACTTTATCAACTTCTTCTAAAATAGCTTTAACATCTTCAATAGTTTTAGCTTTGTCTATTTTTGCTTCTAACTCAAGAATAGGTTTTTTATTAAGAGCAACCTTTTCAAATAAAGGAATAATAGATTCGATTATTTTTTTCGCTTTTTCTTTACTTCCCTTAACTGATAAGCCTAGAAAACCTTGAGTTAAATCGACTTTACCTTCTTTACTTTTTCCTGATAATTCAGCTAATTTAGCAGCTTCTATTCTAATATCAAATAGTTGTCCACGAGCTTTAAATAAATTAACTGATAATTCTTTAATATTAGTCGACGCTTGTTCTATTGCTTCAGCAAATTTTCTACTACTATTTGCCGCAGCTAGCATAAATCCAGCTACTACTGTTACAGGAATAGCCCAAGCACTAATAGATGACGCAATAGATAAAGATGCAGTAGCCTGAGCTTCTTTAGCCGCAACAATAGCTTCTTCATTAGCAGCAATTAATGCAACAGCTTCTTTTCTAGCAGTCTCACTAGTAATTAAACCAGCTTCTAAAGCAGCCTGTGCTTGTAATGCTTTTAAAACACCTTCTTCAATATTAGCAACAGCTTTTCTAGCAGCTAAAATTTTTCTTGCTTTTTTTACATCAAATAAAGCACCTAAACCCATTGCTTTAGGAATTTGTAATAAAGCAAAACCACTAACTAATTTTCCTATATTATCAACAGCAAATTTAAGACTTTTTCCTAAGAAATTAACTGATCCTTCACTATCTTCAATCAACCTCTTAAAAGCTCTTATTTTTACAGCTAAGGCACTCTCAAAAGTGTTACCTATTCCAAATATAGCTTTTTCAGCTGTATCTTGTAAATTTTTCCAAGATTGTTTTAATCCAAGTAATTGCTCTTGTCTCATAGCATCAGCAATTCCTTGAACTTCTAAAGATTCTCTCATTAGTGTTCTAGCTTGTTTTCCAGCATTAATTAAAGCCAGAATAGCATTAGCAGAACGAGCAGAGAAAATACTTACGATTTCTTTAGCATTTAACTTTTCAAGAGTAGTTAAAACACCTTCTAAACCTTTTGATTGTACTGATAAATCTTCTATTGATAAACCAGCATTTTTAATAGCTTTTTCAGCTTTCTTAGTTGGTGAAATCATCTTCAACAGTGCCATACGTAAACCAGTAGCAGCAGTTGTAGATTTCATACCAGCATTAGCTAAAATCGCTAATTCAGCAACAGTATCTTTATAAGAAACACCAGCTTGAGCAGCAGCCGAAGCTACATAACTAAAAGCTGTATTTAAATCTTGAATTGATAAACGAGATTTTGTAACAGCATTGGCTAAAACATCTGAAATCTCGTTAATTTTCGTAGTAGAAACATTAAAAGCTCTAATAATTGTAGAAAGTAAGCTAGTTGTCTGTTGAATACTTGAAGCAGTAGCAGTAGCTAAACTAGCAATTGGCTCTAAAGACGCAATAATTTCAGCACTACTGAAACCAGCCTGAGCTAGTTGTTTAGCCGCAGCACCTATTTCAATCATACTAAACTTAGTTAATGTACCAACTCTTTGAATCTCTTTTGAGGTAGCTTCAAGTTGGTCAGGAAGCATTTGAGCAACAGAACTAAGTTGTAGTAATGTATCTTTAAATTCAGCAGTTGTAGTTAATACTTCTCTAGGAATACTAAGAACTTTAAAAGTAATAGCTTTAGCTGGATACCAAAGCATTTGCATTTTAAAGAACTCAGCTAAACGCCCTGAATATGAAGTTAACTTGTCTATCCTACGCTTAAAGGCTATATCTTCATCTCTACGACGTGTTTTTGCAAAGTTAGTTCTTATTTTTTCACGCTTAAGTTCTTCGACTTCAACAGATTTAGTATAGCTTTTTTCAACATTATGAATTCGCTTTAAAATTTCACTTTCTAACTTTGCAGCTTTTTCAAAAGAAAGTTGATCATTTAATTCGGCAACAGCTTGCTTAATAGCAGCAAAATCTTTTACAAGTTTCTTTGCTCCATTAACAGACCTAATATTGCCTAATTTTTTTGTAGTCTTAGCTAAAGCATTATTAATTTGTTCTAATACTTTAATAGGATCAACAGCCATCTATTTTTCCTTTTTATCTCGATCAAAGTCGTTTTCAGCCTTATTAAGCTTTTCTGAATAGTCAAACCATTTATTTGGAATCTTTAATAGTTCTATAGGAGATAAACTAAATCCCATTTCGCTATTTAAAGTCATTTTTAATATTGAATAAACTTCCCCATAAATAGGGTTTAATTTACTTAAAGGACACTGTTTAACAAAATAATTATTAGTTAAAACAATAACAGTTTCTTCAAATTCATTATTGCAATTTCTAGCGATATGTAATTTTTTCTTTTTACAAAAATCGCATTTCCAAGTTTCTTGATCTTTACTATCTAAACTATGATACCACTTTAAAATATAGCAGTAATCATAGAATTCCATTAGTTTTTTTCACTACCTGCTAACTCTGCTTGAATAGTACTATAAAGATCAATTAAAACTTCAGAGTCATTAAATCTTTCAAAATTATCTTTTGTAAATTCTACAGGATTACCTTTATCATCAACAACATTTTTCCATCCAACTACACATTCAGATAGAGTCATATTCATAAGTTTAGACAGAGTTTCATCATCTGCTCGTTGATTATCTAAACCTACACTAGCTAATAATGCTTGTGTACGTAAAGCAAGAGATTTTGAAGGAGGACGGTAATAAAAAGTAAGAGGATTAGAGTCGTTCTTATACTTCTCAGGAACAAATTCGATAGGTTCAATAGAAAATAATGTATACATAGTCTTTCTCCTTATAGACTTTAGTTAAAAATAGGGAGGGAACTTAATCCCTCCCTTTAGAATTTATAACCAAGCAAGGGCAATTTCGTCATCACCATTTACAGGTTCACAAGTAAAACTTGCATTGTATTTAAAGATTCCTGTATCTTCATCAATACCGATTTCACTAAATTTAAGATTTGGGATAGTAATAGCTAACACTCTTCCAGCTTGTAATGAAGAACTTTGTGTATGTGAAGAACCAGAAGTTCCAGAACTATAACCAATTAAAGCCCGAAGTTTAAAAGAGGTATTAGCTTTAAAAGCATCTTGTAAACTTTTATCTTCATAGAAAGTATTAAGTGATCCAGTTACTGAACGAGCAGTACGAATAACTTTACCAACACCAGAAGTTGCTACACATTCTTTCTTAAAAGTTTCATTATTTAACTCAAGTTGAATATTAGAAATACACTTTTGATAAACATTACCACTTTCGTCTTCCATAAAAATATCAGAAAGTCTCATTACTAAAGGAGTCTGTCCAGAAGTAGGAGTAGATGAATCAGAATCACTAGAGTATTCAACAGTTTTACCATCCCAGTTAAATGTTGGTTGAATTAATTGACCAGTTGACATATCTAATGACATGCTTGAAATCATACACCCAAGATATTGTTCTTTAGTAATATTACCACGATAGTATTCATAAGTATAAGAAGGCAAACTAACTACTTGAGTTTGGTGTTCATCACATAAAGTAAATAATTCACCACAACTTACTGCGTTACTAGCATTAATTGCGACTGAACCAGCTCCATGAGCAGTAATAAAAGTAATATTAGTTCCACTAATGTCAGTAATAAAACCAGCTAAAGTAATAGTATCTGGAGTAGTAGAAGTATTATAAATTACAATCGGATAGCCTACATGAAATCCTAATGCACTAGATACACTTATAGTACCTATAGTCATTTGAGGATCTGTGTATGAAGAACTATTAGTTAAAGTAATAGAGGTATCAGAAGTAGTAGTTGTTAAAGTATAATCACAATCCGTTCCCCCTGAAGCACTTTGCCAATACCCAAAAGCGCCTTGATACAGATAAGCGTGACGTAGACCTTCATTTGCTTCAATCTGTAAACTTCCAGTTACTCTTTCAGTTCCTCGAATAGGTGCAAATGAGCTAAATGCTTGGCGTACAATATTACGTTCAATAGTATCAAAACTATCGTTAAAAGTAGGAACACCCGCTAACTCAATCGCAGTCATTGAGCTTGCAGCACTTCCATAAGTAGTTTCTTTACCAATTTTAAATACACTAGATTTTACTAGAGCTTCACCCATAATTTAATCTCCTATAAATTAATTGTCAATTTTAACTGACCTAAATTAAATCTAAACGTAGCAAGTCTTTTAATGGGACTCGTTCTTCCCAATTCTTACATTTCCTACATTTTACATTACAAAGTCGTTCTCGATAATTAATCTGAACAACTGAAACAGCTTTTATTATAAACCCATCAGAGAGTATATTTCCACAATTAGAACACTTTATCATCTTACTAATAACTCATAATTAATAGAAGAAATAGCATAAGGATATAAATAACCGTCATCTGTTGTAATTCTAATTGGAGTACAATTAATTACTGTACCATTAATAGTGTAATTAGATTCAAAAATATCAAAAACTGTATCTAATAAAGGATTCATATTATCTTTTCCTCTATCTTGTTTTTGTCCTAAAATAATCTCTAAATCTAATTTTCTATAAAAATTCTTATTATCAACTGCACTTGGATTAAAATACTCATTCCCTAAATTAATCCAAGCTACAGGAAATGAGCGTTCTTTTTCGATTAAAGTAGGGCTAAGGTATATATTCTTAAATAGTTCTGACTCTTCCAATACATCTTTAACTGCATTAATAATTATTTTACGCACTTTATACCTCTACTAATTGAGGAAAAACTTTTAGTAACTTTTGTTGTTCAGGAGTAAAAACTTGTCTAGCAATACTAGAAACTGTTTCGCCAGTTGTAGACCATGGATATCTTTCAAAACTATATTTACCTAAATCGCTTAAAAAAGCAGCATATACTAGAAATTTATTACGTTTTGGAGTAGGTGTAGATTTATGAAATTTATATTCTCCATGTCGTTTATGATACCCAGGCTTACCTGCACGTTGAATTCTAGTAGCTCCAGCAATCCATAAAAAAGTTTCTGGAATAATATGTTCAATTCTACCATTTCTTAAAATTTCTGTAGAAGTATCTTTATTCCATTCAGTAGTTAAACGTGTTCTAAGACGTTGCTGTTCACTTCTTAAAGCATTTTTAAGAGTACCGGTATCAACTCTAACAGTATCAATTAATTTATCATAAAAAGTTAATCCTTGTTCAAAAGTAATTAAATTAGGATCTGTTTCTTTTTCACCTTTATTTTCAATTAATCTTCTAACTCTTGCTACAGCAGCTTTTAAGCCTCTACCTATTGCATTAGTGAAATCGGCAAATTGGTTAGCCATAATAAGCTCTTCATCTTCACCGATAATATCACTTTTTACTATATTCGTGTCTGCCCAAGTAGAAGTCGGTCTTTTAGCTATTTGAGGGAAAACTCCTAATCCAAAAAAGTCATCCCAAAGATCATCATAAGTTACAAAAGCATTAGGGTCATTTTGATATCTAATATATAGTAATGAAACTATTTTTATTGCTTTACCTGAAGGATTTTTATGCCCAACATCCAAATAACCAAAACCTTGACATGCAGGACAACCTACTACCATATTATGATAAGCTTTTGTAACTTTGTCTATATCTTCTTTAATATCTTTATAAGTTAAAGAGTCAACATCTTTTCCATTGACTAACTCTTTATAATTTTTTAAAGTTTTTTTTCTAATAATAGCACGTAATCTATAAGCATGTTGAAATTTAGTCTTATCTAAATGATATAAATAACTTAATAAAGCATAATCTTTTCCTTTAAATTGTGAAAATGCTTGAGATACTTGTGCATCATCATATCCTAAAATATCTTTTAGTGCTTGAGCGATAATTTCAGGAATTTTAATAGCTCCAAATTTAGCTAATGAATTGATTATTTCTTCAGAATTTTCCCCAAAAACTAATTTATTTTTATTACAATATTTACAATCATAATTTCTATCTAATTTACCTGCATGAGCCATAGCTCTAATTCTATCTTGAAAATGCTTACTATATAAATAATGAACTATATCTGGATGACTTTTATTTGTTGTAGAAGCATTATTTGCATTGGCTTTAGCTTTAGCATAATAATACTTACCTAGTAATAAATCTTTTACTAAGTATCCTGGGCTAGAAGTTCCTCTACCTAAATGAGTCTTAAAATTTTTTACTTCGTAGTTTATCTTCATTTAAATAAACTTTTTATAGCCTTTAATTTGCTCATATAAAAATGAGGGTAAATTAGCTTGACTTGGCATTAAAGGAACTTGACCTCTAGAAGACAAATGAATATCTAAAGCCTGGTATGAAAAATAATAATGCACAATCTCAGCTAATAGAAAATCTATATCAGAAGGAATTACTGAATATCCATAATCAAATGTAACTTTTAATTTATGTAAACTATAAGAAGAATCGAATCTTATATAGTTATTTTCAACATCATATTTTGAAGAATCAAGCTCTTCATAACTATCTGAAAATTCATCTTTATATTCAATCTTATCTACAGAAGTAACTGGATAAAAAGGAAGTCTTAACTCATTTCCTTTAAAATTATAAATAACATATTCTTGCCCAGATACTTCTTCTAAGTATGTATCAGTTAAACTTGCAAAAATATGTTTAGCTGATTCATATAAAGAAGTAATTAATTGATCATAATCATAATCATCTTGACTAATATTTAAATATTGTTTTAATTCGTATATTTCCAAGGCATTTACCTCAAAATAAAGGTTTGAGGGGAGAATTAACTCCCCTCATCACCTAGTTGAGCTTAAGCGTTAGTAGCAGCATACGCAAACGGAGCATTAATTTGACCAGAAGCAAGCGGTTTAGCAGGAATAAACCCAACACGCACGCTTCCAACAATATCCATCTGTTGGTTAGTAATAGTTTTCTGAGTTTCAACGATAAATGAATGCATCTTAGTCAGGAACATCTTGCGATTAAATAGAACCGCAACAACTTCACCAGTAGCAGCACTATAAGGAGCATCTTCAGAAACCAGAACCGGCACGCCACGAACTTTAGCTAATTCACCAGTTAAAATAGTAGCAGCTGCCCCATATTTCTCCATTGAAGTAACAGCATCATCAGTTAAGAAAGTCAGATAAGGAGTCGGATTAAGAGCAAGCACTAAATTACGTGGGTCAACTCCATATTTACCCATTTTAGCACGAACAGCATCAAAATCATCTACAGTAAATTTCCCAGCAGTAGCCACATCTTCAGTATAGTTTGCTCCAGTAGCATAACTAGCAATACCACGATAAGTATTAGAAGGTGAAGCAGCAGCATCTAAGATTTGTTTGTCAATGCCTTCAGAAATAGCATCGGTTAAATCTTGACGCAGAGTTGGTAACCAAGTGATAACACTCTCTTCATCAGTAATATAATTAAAAGTAGTGTAACCAAAAATTGAGTTATAACTAAAAGTTACTTTACCAGGTTCCCAGTGAGCATTTGTAGCTGCCCCCCAATTAGTTGTCATACCAAAAGTGTAAGGCAGAGTATCAGTTTTAACATCTGATGGTACTTCTCTAAACAGCGGGTAAAAAGATGATTTCTCTTTAACATCTTTTAGCATCGAGTCCTGTACTTGACTCATAAAATCAGCATTCAGATCAACAGCCTTAGCACGTTCAGGAAGTGACTGGAATTTCAGAGTATCTTGAAACTCTTTTTTGAAAATCATAGCAGCGACAGCGGCATCTTTATAATCTTCAAAGAAATGCTTTTTAGTCTTTTCATCAAGGTCAACAGCTTCAACCTTTGGAGCTTTAGTTTTCAAAGTTTCAATTTCCTCAGTCAGAGATTTCAGAGACTCAGTAATAGACTCAATAAGTTCAGAAACTTTCCCAACTTTTTCATCTACCCCTTTAATCTCTTCTTTAATAGCTTCACGTTCGGCACGCTCTTTAGCTTCTTTTTCTTCTAACTCTTTTTGACGTTTTTCTTCAAGTAAACGAGCCTTCTCAGCTTCTTCTTTACTCAGTTTAGTTTCCATTTCTTTCAGTTTAGCTTGTAGTTCTTCTAAATTCATATCAATCTCCTTCGATTTATTTTTATTAGGTACGTTATTAGTACTTGGTTTATTAAATTTATGATTTTCACCGTATGATTTTACAATATCGAATACTGCTTCTGGGTTTGCCGGAATTGAAACAACCGATACTTCGTAAAGTTCCGTATTTTTTAAAATCCACGCACCAATAGTTTCGTTATAATCGTAGTCTTTAACAGAAAATCCAATTGAAAAAGTTTTAAGAATACCTTGTTTAATTAATTTAATAGCTTTTTCAGCTACATCAGATACCCACGCTTTAATCCATAAACCTTCAGAACGTTTCTCTAACTCAATAATTTTTCCAATAGGTTCATCTCTCTTATGTTGATAAAGAAGAATTGGGTTTTTATTGAAGTTAGAGATATTCATTGCGTTTATTTCCACAATTTCATTATCTCGATCTACTATAGGAACCGACGCGTACCCTTCAATATAAATACCGTCTTCGTCCTCTCCTGCTCCCTTAACTTCAAAAGTGTTAAGAGACGCTAGTTTAATCAGGTCATCCATTCATATGCCCTCCTTGTATGTAATTAAGCTCTATTCTGCAGCATCACCTGTATTTGTGTTATCTCCAGCAAAGTTCGATCCACTAATATTTGCCGGAGTTAAAAATGTATCGCCATTCTCAACATCTTCATAACCAAGTCTACGTCTTCCTTCATTCTGTGAAATAAGTCCAACAGTATAAAGTGCGCGAACCGATCCAGCAAGTTTCAGAAAATCATCCTTTACCGCTTTAACTGAATCATAATTACCCACAACTTTTAATTTCTTTGTTCCGGGATAAAAATTATGTAAAAGTTTAGTTAATTCTGAAGCTACTGCATCTACAAAAGGCGCAACAGTCATATATACAAAGATTTTTACATTAGGAGAAATATTTGCATTATTTCCCCCTTTAATTAATACTTCTGGAACACCTAACGAAGAAATTATATTACTAGAAAGATTATTGATACTTTCTATAAATTGTAAATCTCTAAAATTCTTCTGTACATCCTTCATTTTCATAGAATTGTCAAGAATAAAAGGCTTGCTACTATTTCCTTGCATAATAGCAAACATTGACATAAATTCTTCAGCAAGATTTTCTTTTGTTCTCTTACTTAAAGGATGATCAGATTCTAATATAACCCCAGGAAATCCATGATTTTTAAAGAAGTTTTCCTGAAATTTAAGCATCTTAGCAATTAAGGAAATTTCAGAGTCAATACGTTTTAAATAAGGAGTACCATATTGACGACCTTTTTCTGTAAGTAATCTAGTATGAGCAAGTCTATGTTCTTCTAAGCGTCTTTTACCTACAATAGGTTTATCATCATTAGTATATTCTACATTATCTAAAATTTGTAGCTCATCCCCTAAATGATAGATAAAATTATTACCTTGAAAAATTAAATCTCTATAAATTTGTTTTCTAAAGTCTAATTCTGATTGACTTGATGACGGTCTAGCAAGTAATCTTTCAAATCTACTATACTCAGAACGTTTATAAAGAACCCCAATATCTTCAACAATAATAAATTCAACTTCAGCAGCTGTATTAATAATCAAATCAATACATCTAGATAAAACAGAAATAGCTTCATAAGTATTAGCAAAAGCAGTGCTAACCGTCTGCTCACTCAAAGCTATCTGATATACATTATAAGTAAAATAGCCTTTAAGCTTATTAAGTAAAGATAATTTAGTTTCTTCAAGTATATTCATTTATATAGCTTCCTTTAATTCTTCAGCTAATAAAACATCAAAGTATTCAGGAAAATATTTATAAGCTGAATAAAGTGCATATCTAACAGCATCAATTAAATGGTCTTCTTTTTTCACTACTTTATCATTTTTCATAGAATAGTTAGACCATTGTTTCTCAAATTCAGGCGCATCATCTTCATTTACATTATAATATATCTTTCCTTTAAGTCGTTTCAAAAAGTTAATTCCATCTTCAACAGATTTAACCGCATTACTTAAAGGAATATCAAAATCGTAAGCCATATCTTCTCTAAATTGAGCAGCAGCAGAGTCTACAACCGCTAAATCTATATCATCAGAAAAAATAGACTGTAAATATTTCCCATGTTGTTCTGTACTACTATGTCTCTGTCTAATATTTGTTATGAAAATTCCTTTATCCGTAACAATAATCTTAACAATAGCAGTATTTAATCCAGGGTCAACTCCTATAAGTATTAACCCTTCAGTAGGCATTTCTTCCTTTAAACGTCCAATAGGCTGAAAATCAAAAATAGCGCCAGAAAAAGATGTAAATTCAGCTAAAAATTCTTGTCGCCAAATCTCTTCTAAATTAGCTTTATAATATTGTTCTTCTAACTGTTTAATCTTATCTCTTTCAATATGGTCAACGTCCCAAATTGTATAACGTACTCTACCCCAATCTTTTTCAGTTTCAGCATTACACCACA